GTCTATGATTAACAAGCTATGGAAATGGTTTATAGAAGCAATAAAAGAAACACTTAACCTTAGTTGGACTTTGGTTGGTTTAATTATTGCTACTTTGACTCTTACCGGGAGTGCAAGACAAATCACAGGCGTTGCTACTATAATAACATTAGCTATTTGGTTATTGACAATTAGCTTTAGAAAAGGAGACTAAATGGACTGCTGTGGTAGTGGTTGCTGTGGTGGTAAGTAATGTGTACAACTTTTGTTAATGAAGAAGGTACTTACATTACGATATGTGACGGAGAATATGGAGGTATAGGTGAAGTTAACTGTAGTTAGAACACAATTCGGAACAGACGCAACAAATGGTTTGCTATTTATAAATGGAATCTTTGAATGTTATACATTAGAGGACCAGTATCAAGCAGTAAAGGTAATGCACGAGACTTGCATACCAGAGGGAACTTATGATATTAAGTTTAGAAAGACTGGTGGTTTCCACGCAAAGTACACAGAGAGGTACAAGAATGCACACTATGGTATGTTACACATACAAGATGTGCCTAACTTTACCTACATTCTTATACACACTGGCAATTCGGACGAACATACATCCGGTTGCTTAATTGTGGGGGAGACACAACAAGATTTAGATATATCTAAGGATGGATTTATAGGGTCAAGCACCGTAGCTTACAAGAAAATGTATGCAAAAGTAGCAGGTCAATTACTTCAAGGTAAGAATGTGACCATAGAATACACAACAATAAACAAACTATTAGAAAAAGAAATAGATAACAAAGCTAAAGACCACGTTGTTTTAGCTGACACAGTATATGAAAAGCTACAAGAAATCAACGGTAATGTGTTACAAACTAATGCTATGTTGAAAGGCAGGTTAATACAATAATGTTTGATAGAATTAAAAGAGCAAGAAACCAGGATGGTACATTTAAAAAAGATGTATGGTGGACACCTTGGTCCGATTCGTGGGAGTATAGAATGAGCGAAGACCTCAAAGATATGCTTGAAAGAACTGGATGGACCTTCATTGAAGCGTTTATTGGTGCGTTAACAGTTGCTCCACTAGTTGGTGTAGAGGCTGAGACACTTCAGCTTGCTGCATTAGCTGGCGGTGGTGCTGCACTTGCAGTTATCAAGACATATGCAAAAAAACAAATAACTAAGTAGCTGAAAACGTCATAGTCCTGTTGTATAATAGATTAACAAGCAGAAGGGCTGCATATGACAAAGAAAAAAGACTTAGGTAATAATTACTTTCGTTCTGGATGGCAACCATCAGCAGAGATTGATGAACAATCCGGTCTAGGCGAGATAACACACGTAGGAACTGACCCTGATTACAGGAATAAATTTGATTCTATTCTACAAGAATGGGGCTTCAATCCTGAGCACTATGAAATAGATGGGAAGGTAAAAGCTAGTTCCTGGATGACCCAAATGAAGGGTGGTAGAGTTGAAACGTTCTACGCCTTCAAAGGTATTGTAAGACGTAAACATCCTGCTCGTGATGAGTGGTTTGATGTGTTATTAAAAGATGTATCAAAGAAAAAACCACTAAAAAAGAAAAAGATTACTAACAAACAGGCATTCATATGGTGTATGAGTGACTGGCAGCTAGGTAAAGATGACTACGGAGTAGAAAATACCCTTAAACGCTACGATTTAGCTCTTCAGAGAGGACTAGAGCAGGTTAAGGCACTAGGTGGCGTAGATGAAATTTATTTGCTATCTATGGGCGATTTAACAGAGGGTTGCTACGGATTTTATGACTCTCAGCCATTTAATATATCACTTACACTACAACAACAGTATCACCTAGCAAGAAAACTAATTATGAAAACAGTGGATACATTTTTACCGTATGCAAACAAGATTGTACTATCCGGAGTCCCAGCTAACCACGGAGAAATGTCTCGTAGTGGTAAAGGTCAAGTAGTTACCAACAGATTAGACAACTCAGATACTATGCACATAGAAATATGTGGTGAGATTATGGCACAAAATCCAAGATACAAGAAGGTTACTGTATCTGTACCAGAGGGATTTCATCACACACTAACCATCAAAAATTTAACACTAGCTTTCAGCCACGGACATATGCACGCAGGCGGTTCGGGTCCAGAAGGAAAGATAATGAAATGGTGGCAGGGTCAGATGTTTGGACACTTACCGCCAGGTGAAGCAGACATCTTAATTACTGGTCACTTTCATCACCCAAGACTTATGCAACAGGGTAATAGAACTTGGATGCAGTGTCCATCTATAGATGCAAGCACAGATTTTACAGCACGTACTGGTATGTGGAGTAAGCCAGGAGTCTTATGTTTTACTATAGATAAAGACGGCTGGGATAACTACAAGATAGTTTGATTACTCTTCTTCTGCGTTTGCTGTTGTAAGTATCTGTATGTTAGGAAGTATCGCAAGTAGTTGTTGTTGTCCACTTGGTAACACAATACTTTTACCCATAAACAAAGGTACTTCCTTATCGTTTCTTCTGTTTAATAACTCTGCAATCAACATACCTTCTGTTGCTTTGCTCAACATTACATCTATCATAATCTCTCCTTAATATTCTCTAGCGTAACTAGTAAGTAGATAGCCTACTTCTTTTAATACTTTTTCTTTGTTCTCAAATTCAGTTGTCTTTGGCAGCCATCTCTTGTGCCAGTTGAAACAGTAATCCACTGCAACTAAATCATTTATATTCCATACCATCAGCTTTCTTCTGTACTCTGTGATATACAAGAAGTCTCTTCCTGTTCTAATAGAATCTTCTAAGTTAATATCAAACTTATATTTTTCTATAATCCAGGAATCATACATCTTGTCTCTTGATTTAATCTCTACAATGTACTCACTGCTTTGTGCGTCATAGGTAGAGAATGGGTTATCCTCTACCTCTATCAACGGTTCGTTAACTAAATGTATATCATTCCATCTAGTTATTACTTCTGCTTGTGTTAACATTTGTTACTCTCCTACACTCCTTACAATAATTATCTACTATGTAACTAGGCTCTCCGTATATGTCATACTCTCCTATGTTACAACTAAGACAACGCATTCTTTAACTTGCTAATCATATCTGAGCAAGTCACTTTGCTTGTGCTATCTGAGTTAAGATATTGTTTTGCTTCTGCTGCAAGTTCATCTTTACCATTGTCAATGCACTGTGTAATTAAGGTTTCTAAGAATCCCTTTTGTGCATCTGTCATAGGGTCCGCTTCCTTACCTGCTTTCCAATCATCATTACTAAAGTCCATATCTTCCTCACTTTCTTTTTGTTCTACTTTACCCATTGTTTCTATTATATTATTTACTACTTCAGTATTATTAGCTCTGTCCTCAAATTCCTTTTTGAATTTTGTGACATATGTTTCTACTAGTAATAAGAACTTATCAACTACATCATTACTCCACTCTGATACATCGTTGCTTATGCTTTTGTCCATTGTTAGACGTGTCATACTAGTTTCGTAACACTTCTTTGCAAAGTTTTTGTCTTCATTACACATAGTAAAGACCATCTCTTTAAGCTGCACATCAGTAATGCTAGAACGGTGTGTCGTAGTCTCTTGTACTACTTGTTTTTTTTTAGGCTTAGTAGCCTCAACCTTCTTCATCTCTTCTTGAGTTGGTCTAGGTTTTTTTCTACCCTGGTATTTCCAATTAGCCAAAGCTCTACCTAATGCAGAGCTTTCAGCGTTCTCTAACCAAGCCTCGTTGTTAGCGAATCCACCGAGACCTTTAGTCTCTTGTGCTAATCCACTTGATACCGGTGTTGTATCGTCTTTGTTTATAAACAGTTCAGCTTTTACTATCACCATAGTTCCATCTGCACTTGCGTTTACAACATCTGTATTGACTCTACCCTCTGGGTTATCTGCCCAGAACTTTTTAAGTCTATCTTCTACTAATTCGTATTCATCTAAGTTAAACTTAGCCATCGTTAACCTCCTCCTTGACCAAATTATGTACCATTTGGCGTGATAATCCGGTCATATCACTTAATTTCATAGCACTATATGAATGTCTGTTATACAGTCCACGTATAAAGTCATTACGTATAGGTATGAATTTATCTAGTGCATTTTTAAGAACGTTTATTTCGTTTAATGTTTCTTGTAAACCATTAACATATATTTCTAGTTCTTTTTTCTGCACTGCTTTGTCAATTGATTCTTGTGATTGCTGCATCAATAAATCAATATCATCATTCGTCATAATGTATGCTCCTTTTGTATTAACTTACCCTAGTTTTATAAACTAGAGTCTTCTCTTTGTGCCTCAATAAAGTATGTAGCTCCCTGTGTAAATGTGTTAGTTATTCTTAACCTCATCTTCTCACAGTAAACAACTGCTTGTTTTGTTGAGTAGCAGATTAATACATTACCATTATATAAAACAGCTATGACAGAAACCTGCTTCGGCACATCTAAAATATTAGCCATAATCTTAGTATAGTCTATTGGTTTGACATAAGTATATCTATTTTATAAATATACTTTACTCCTCCAACACTCCAAATATTCTTGCTAATAATAGTTCGTCTTCTAAGAGTTCTTGCTCCAGGTACTCAAACAATTCTTTTTCTGTCATTAGTCCTCATCCTCTACATCAAATAACATTGTGTCACTTCCGTATCTTAAAAAGACATTTCCATTGTTATCTTCTTCTCTTACTTCTAACTTATGAAATTCATTAAGATTGTCCAAGTTATTTTGTAACCAATATTCTTTCATTAGAACTCCTTTTCTGTTAGCTCGTACTCTACAGGATTCTCGTATGATAACACTCTATAGTTATCCATAAGCTCACCCTCATAGACCCACTCTATTACTTTGTCAAAAGCAATATCAGTTTCGTTTCTGTTAGAAGCAATAACTATTTTTATTTCTTCTATCTTTATGTTGTTCATTCTTCCTCCTTTTGTTCAAAGAACTTTGCTATCAAAAGAAAAGCTCTCTGTGTATCTATCTTCTGTGTTCTGAGTAGCATTATCAACATCTTCTCATCTGTTGTTAATGTATCCATTTCGTTTTCCATTATGCCTCCTTGTATATTTTGGAAATCATATCAATGCTTAGGTTTGGTATATCTGCGGCTGACACTGTCTCACTCCATCCGTCAGGCATATCATTAATAGTCAGTGCTGGTTTTATATTATTATCTTTTAAGTATCTTTTAAATGTAGCCTCAAGACGATAGCCGTACTTCGGATAGTATCTGCTCTCTACAAATACAAAGCCACTTCTAGCGTGTTTAACATACCTATTTTTCTTACTCATTGTCACCCCAAACTTGTAGCAGTTGCGTTCCTTGTTAAACAATATGTAAAGATACAAGGGAGTTTTACTTTTACCTAGATATTTGTTTGGTAATCTTTGTGCATAGTAATGCTCCATAACTGTACACTCCCTACTGCAATACTGTTTAGATATTGAGGCGGTCTTTGTAAAAGCCACCATAAAATTATGGCTGCAGTTTCTATAATTACAATCTCTTCTAAATGGTAATTGTCCTTTACTTAATCTTTTATATTCGTTTTGTTTATCTACACACTTCACTGAACAGTATTTATTATTGTTCATAATTGTTGGTAAAAATAAATTGTGACACATCACATACTTACAAGTTAAAATTCTCTTAGAAACTTTTGGCTTACTTCTTTTATAATGTTTATGTCCACAATACGAGCTACACCATTTAGCGTGTGACATCTTGTTTAGAAAATAATATTTACATTGTGGGCATCTATGCTGATACAATCTTTGTACATCTGGATTCTTACGTTTCATCCTCATAAGATTATTGCTGCTGCAACGCCCTCTACAAAACACATCCTCAGTTATGTTGTTGCATATTTCATCTAAACAAGTTTCACGTGAAACAGTTAGGTCATAGGAGTAGCTAGCCCTGTTGTGCTTGTGCTTTTGAGCTAGCATTATTCCTCCTCGTTTACAAATGTTGATTCTTCTAATAAATAATCGTTTTCTAATCTATCTTCATCGCAAGTATGAAAATCATACTCAGCAACTTTGATAAATATTTCATTGATTAAACAAGTATCAAATTCAAAACCATAAACTCCTTCATCATCTCTATAAACTAAGAGTTCATCAAGTCGCTTTAGTTCTTCTTCTCTGTGGGGATACCTGCTAATTAACTCAGCTACCATTTCTTCGTGTGTCATTATTCCTCCTCCATTGTGCTCACTATTTGTATGTCCTGCTCAATAAATTGGTCTTCTAAATTACCTGCTTTTATATCTTCTAGGTACATATATTGAGTGTGTTCGTCATTGACTAAGTCATATACTTCGTTGCGTTGCAATCCCTCTATGACATAGGTCTTAGTTATTGCTACTTCTATTGATACCTTTCCCATTATTCATCTCCCCAATATAATCTTGACCCGTCTTCGCTCCAGTAAGAGCCGTCTTCTGTCTTGTGTGTGTAGAAGTCCTCTTCCATTTCTTCTTCAGTTAGTTTTTCTAACTCTCCATAGTCCTGTTCAAACTCCCAGCCACACTCATTGAGTCTGACCCAGCTCATTTTATCGCCGCCGCCATTCTGCGTTAGCTCTGTGATATATTCAACTGCCTCGCTCTCGCTATCAGCAGCCACCCAAGCCTCACTCTCTTGCGTGTACTTTACTTTATATAGTTTCATTGTGCCTCCTTAAAGCATCTTGTAAACCACGTTAACAGATTATAAAAGAAGGGTAGGACAAAAAAAATATTATCCGTAAATTGACTTGACAACTCTAAATTATTTGACCTAGATTCTTAGGCGAGTCTTAGGCGAGGGACATACTATATATTGTATGCTCTTAAATGCTCTGTAAGGTCTTGATTATGTAAATAGGGTAGACAGTACCAGAATGGAGGTCAGCTGCTTAAATCGGCTGTATCGTGCAACTAGGGGCAAAAGAAAAACCCCACCGAAGTGGGGCTCTCCTCCGTACTAACAAGGGAGTTAGTCTTTAAGTATATCGGCTATGATTGTAAATATAGTTTGATAACCGTGATTTTCAAAGAGTTTTAATGCTTCACCCAGTAAAACATACTCTTGATAACCCATATAAGAATAGTCGCTGGTCAACATTTCTCCATATTGAGATTCGCTGTATCCGGTCAAGTCTAAAAATAAATTAAATGGATTGTTTCTGTCCATCCAATTTTCTGACCAATCAGCAAGATGCTGCAGAACTTCTCTTTCTTTTGTATATACTTTCATTTGTTATGCCTCCTTATTTTTTGAGCGTAAAGCTCCTAGAGGATACCGGTCAAAATATCCTCCGAGAGTGTTACCTTCTTTTATATCTTCCGTAACTTGTGGTGCCGTATCTTCTGAGATTTCTCTCTCTTGCAGCTCTATTGTTTTGAGCTTCTTTGTAAGCTCGGTCAATGAGTCTGTCTCTTTCCTCACCCTCTGGAAGGCTATCAATATATTTTAAATATTCTACGCCTTGCCTTTGTCTGCTGATATCTCTCTTTTGTTCTGCGATACAGCAACCACAGTGTCCAAATGTTTTCATTATTTACCCTTCCTCATTAATTATTTCATAAGCACAAACTACAACTTTGTTAGCGTCTGTAAGCAGTGCTTTTGTTAGGTCTTCATTAACTAGAATTAAATTGAGTCCATAAGCAATATCTCTTATCATACTCTCATCATTATTAGTTAACTCTCTAATAGCTTTTTTTATCTTTGCTCTTTGCATTGTTTCTCCCTTTGTTATTGACCCACTATATGTAGTACCACTATATGTAGTATGTTCACAGAGTCGGTTTATTTTTTTCATACCATTATATAAGCAGCTTACCGAATCAATGTCAAGCACCTTTACAAATAATATTTATACATCCAATGTATAGTTTTGCAGCTGCGGAGGATTCAAAAATGGGTGGGGTGGTTATTAAGATTTTTGCTATAAGTCTTCCTGCATACTAGTTCATAACACTTACACAATCTAACAACACAGACACAGATTATTTTATAACTTACTATAAGGTATTTACACTAAGACAAAGCCAATATATATAATGCATATGTCAATATGAACGTCCTATTATTATATG